GGTGCGGGACAAGGTGCGGGACAAGGTGCGGGACAAGATATGCCTGCTGTTGGGTATGAAGGTGTTGTTCCCAGTTCTGAACTTGGTAGCCAAGGCAATTTTCGTTTTGGTACGGATGCTGCCTCTGCCCCTGAAGATAGGGGTGTAGGCGCGGCTGGTATGGGCGCTGCGGGTCTTGGCGCGGCTGGCCTTGGTGCTGCCTATTGGGCAAACAAACGGCTTCAAGAACGTGCAATCGAAGAGGCGCGTGCAAGGCGAGTAGCCGAAACCAAACGGGGCATCCTTGCAGACCGTGCGCAAGCAGGGGTCGATGAAGACCGCGCTGCTAGAGCCCGTGAGCAAAATGAAGCTGACCGCGCTGCTAGAGCCCAAGCAGAAGCGGAAGCAGAAGCCAAGAGCCGAGCGACTCAAGCTGAGATTGATGAGGAACTCAAAAGGTACAAGCAAAAAGCAGCAAACGCCAAGAACGATAGAGTCCCGCTTCGTTCTCAGGTGATGAATAAAGATGCATGGCTTGAAGGGCCTAGTACATCTAAAAAAATCACTACGTTGGGTAACACCACTGTTTCTGAACCTTCTGTTGCGGCTACAACTGCCCCACGGGAGAACGCTGCGCGTATGACTGCCGCCCAGAAAGCTGCTGCTAAACAAGCCGCTGATATGGAGGAGTTCAACCGTTTGCTTCGGGAACAAAAAGTTGGCCCAGCAACAGAAGCCGCAAAAGTGGAAGAAGGCAAAAGAATTAAAGCCCGTGGTGTAGCGGGTAAAGTTGGTCTTGGGTTAACGGCTCTTGGTCTTGGAACTGCTGCCAACGCAGCTACTAAGATGAACGAAGTAGAGCGTGGCGACCTTATAAACGATTTAGCTACAGGGTTAATACTTCCAATTGGAATGACATCTGAGCATGCGGGCGCACCTACTTTGACTGATGACCGTGTTTCTTCTGCTGAAAGAAAAAGGAGAATGGACGCTTTGATGTCAACTCCAGAAGGGAAGAAAAAGGTGGAGGAAGCTCTTGCCCGCCAACATCCCGGAATACTTAACACCCTTAAAGATTTCATTGTTGCCAAAAAACCTAACGAAAAAGCTGGTGGTGGTCAAATCAAAGCCAAGAAGATGGCTTCTGGCGGCATGACTTCAAAAGTGTCTTCTGCTTCTAAACGTGGTGACGGTATTGCCTCCAAAGGTAAGACTCGTTGCAAAATGTACTAAGGACTAAAAATGGCTGACGATAAAAAACCTTCCAATTACGATGAAGTAATGGATGCCAAGATGCTGGAGAAAAAAGACGCTGCGTACAACGCTGCGGATAGCACTCCTCCAAACCCGGCTCCTTTGTATATGACCAAAACACCCGGCGGTAAAGCTAAACGTATGGCTTCTGGCGGCTCCGCTTCTAGCCGTGCGGATGGCATTGCTCAGCGTGGAAAAACTCGCGGCACGGTAGTCATGTGCGGCGGTGGGATGTACAAAAAATGATGGCCTCTCGCGGCATGGGCGCTATTAGCCCATCCAAAATGCCCAAGGGTAAGAGAACTGCCCGTAGGGATGACACCGACTTCATGCAGTACGCTGAAGGCGGTAAGGTCAATGCTGCGGGAAACTACACCAAGCCTAGCTTGCGTAAACGCATCGTAGCCCAAGTGAAAGCTGCGGCTACACATGGCACAGGCGCAGGGCAGTGGTCAGCGCGTAAAGCACAGCTTGTAGCCAAGAAGTACAAGGCTGCTGGTGGGGGATACAGAGATTGAAAGCACCGCAGCAATCCCTGAAAAATTGGGGCGACCAGAAGTGGCGTACCAAATCGGGAAAGCCGTCGTCAAAAACAGGTGAGCGATACCTCCCTGAAGCTGCTATAAAGTCTTTGTCCCCAGCCGAGTATGCTGCAACAACCCGAGCCAAACGTGCAGGCAAGGCAGCAGGCAAACAGTTCGTAGCACAACCCAAGAGCATTGCAAAGAAAACCGCAGGTTTTAGATAATGGCAAATACTTCCGGCTCCACAGCTTTCAATCTTGACCTCACCGAGTTGGTCGAGGAGGCTTTTGAGCGGGCCGGAAGTGAACTGCGCACGGGCTATGACATGCGCACAGCGCGGCGCAGCCTCAACATCATGTTTGCCGACTGGGCAAACCGTGGCATCAACCTGTGGACGATTGAGCCGGGCACAATTCAATTGGTGCAGGGGCAGAACACCTACCCCCTACCGGACGACACGATTGACTTGCTGGAGCATCTGATTCGTACGAATGCCAACAGCACTGCCAATCAAGCTGACTTGACCATCACCCGCATCAGCGTTTCTACCTACGCCACTATTCCCAATAAGCTGACCCAAGCGCGGCCTATCCAGCTTTGGATTCAACGGTACAACGGGCAAACATCAGTCGTAGGATTAACCCTAAGTACTTCAATTTCAAGCACAGCCACAGAAGTTACCCTGAGTTCTACTGTGGGGCTACCTGCTTCTGGGTTCATCAAAATTGACTCTGAGACCATCAACTATGGGTACATAGAAGGGAACACCCTCTATAGCTGTTTCCGTGGGCAGAACAACACTACCGCTGCGGCGCACACTTCGGGAACTACTGTCTACTGGCAGCAGCTTCCCGCCGTGACTGTCTGGCCTACACCTGACAACGCGCAGACCTACACGCTGGCCTACTGGCGGCTACGCCGTACCCAAGATGCTGGCGGCGGCGTGAACATCATGGATGTGCCGTTCCGGTTTATTCCTTGCATGGCGGCAGGTTTGGCGTACTACATTGCGGGCAAAATTCCTACCGGTATGGAGCGCCTACCCATGCTCAAGCAGCAATACGATGAGACTTGGGAACTCGCGGCATATGAAGACCATGAGAAAGCGGCCCTGCGTTTGGTGCCGCGACAGACCTACATTGGGCGGTAGTCATGGGCAATAGATTCGCTTCCGGTAAGAATGCGATTTCAGAGTGTGACCGTTGTGGTCAGCGGTTCATGTTGAAGGTTCTGAAGACGGAAATTATCAAGACAAAGAACTACAATCTCTTGGTATGTCCTGAGTGCTGGGACCCCGACCAGCCGCAGCTACAGCTAGGTATGTTTCCTGTAGATGACCCGCAGGCTTTGCGTAACCCGCGCCCTGACCGTAGCTACGTAGCTTCTGGTTTGGATTCATTGGGGTTCCCCAGCGGGGGCAGCAGGGACATTCAGTGGGGGTGGAACCCTATTGGTGGGGCTAGTAGTTTTGATGCGGTTCTGACCCCCAACTACTTGGTTGGAACCACGAGTGTTGGTACGGTAACAGTAACGGTTTCATAGGAGTCCATGATGGCTAAAAATGATAGCAAAGAAGACATGAAGAGTGACATGGCGCAAGACAAGGCCATGATTAAGAAGGCGTTCAAGCAACACGATGCGCAAGAGCATAAAGGTGGCAAAGGCACTTCTTTGAAACTTAAAAAAGGTGGCCCCACCTCCGAAGACCGGATGCGTGTTGGTCGCAATCTGTCTCGTGTAGCTAACCAGAAAACGGGGTAAATCATGGCATACAGTATGAAAAAAGGCGGCAAGGAAGTTGGTCAAGCCAGCGTCTACGCCAAGCCGCACAACATGTCCGGCAAAGCTGTTGGTATCCAGTCCAACCCCGGTAAAGAACCCAACCGCAGCAAGATGGACACGCTGGACATCAGCGTTGGCGCATTGAGCAAGTCCGCCGGAGACGAAACCGTCAAGACCGACGGTATCAAAATCCGTGGCACTGGCGCGGCTACTAAAGGAACAATGGCGCGAGGCCCGATGGCATGAACTATTCTGAGCTTGTATCGGCGATACAGACCTACACGGAGAACAACTTTCCGGAGATTACACTCGCGGATGGGTCTACGGTCTCGTCTACAGCTCAGATGAACCGCTTCATTGAGCAAGCGGAGCAGCGCATCTACAACTCAGTGCAGTTCCCTTCACTGCGCAAGAACCAGACAGGTGTCATCACGTCAGGCAACAAGTACTTATCTGCCCCCAATGACTTCCTTGCCACGTACTCCTTGGCTATTTACACGGACAGCGGCCCGTTCACGTTCCTATTGAACAAGGATGTGAACTTCATCCGTGAGGCGTACCCAACCCCGTCGGACACAGGAACCCCCAAGTACTACGCCTTGTTTGGCCCCGCCGTGTCTGGTACGACCATCACCAACGAACTGACGTTTATCCTTGGCCCTACGCCCGATGCGGCGTACTCCGCTGAACTGCATTACTACTACTACCCTGAGTCTATTACCACCGCGACCACAACGTGGCTGGGTGACAACTTCGATACCGTGCTGCTGTACGGCTGCTTAATTGAAGCCTACACGTTCCAAAAGGGCGAGGCCGATTTACTTGCCCTGTATGACGGCAAGTACAAAGAAGCACTAGCCCTTGCTAAACGCCTTGGTGACGGCATGGAACGCCAAGACGCATACCGTAGTGGACAATACCGCCAAGCTGTTACATGATGCCAAATACACGCAAAGAAGCACTAGCCGGGGGGTACAAAAGGTACTTTACTGGTGTTGCGTGCGTGCGCGGACATGTGGCAGACCGGCGTACGAAAACCGGCGAATGCCTTACATGTAGAGCCGAGCATCTTGTGGTTTGGCGAAAAAACAACCCGGATAGC